GGAGAGTGGTGCTCTTTTTTCAAGAAAGTCTTGCCTTCCCTTGGCCCAAAAGCTGAGAGATTGCATAAGGCTTGCTCGTTAGATGATGCATGGCTTCAGATTATTTCTGCTGGCCTGGGCTCAAAAGCCTGTGGCTATCCATTTAATTGCAAAGATTCGCCTTGTGGGGTAGCTCATGTTTCAAAACTTCAAACCCACGATTGTAGTGTGTGTTGGAAGGCAATTCAAGAGGCTGTTGCCAGCCTGAGTAAAGGTGAAGCCCCTACGAATGTTGCAGTTGCCGTTGGTGATGTCAACCCGAAGCCAGAAATGCTTAAGAAGAAGAAGATCTTGGAAGGTAGGACCCGGATGGTTATTTGCGCAAATTTTGTGCAAGTACTCATTCAGGTCATGCTTTCCGGAGGTTTTTCCTCTGTTAAGGATAGCTGCTATGATGGTTGGAATCGCATCGGTATGTGCGTTGCTCGTGGTGGCTTACAGAGGATCCGACGAAAGTTGGCACCTCTTAAATTTAAGCGGATGATGGATTATAAGCAATTCGATCTTACTCAGATCTCTGAGATTCAAGTGGCCTGTCTAGATTCTATGGCTGATGTTTATGGCATTGATATTAAGGACGACGTAACAAGTAATTTGTTTGATTTTGTCAAGAATTCTTTGTCTGGACCTAAGCAATGGCGTGTAGACGATGGCGTTTATGAATGTCGGGAGGCTAACTTTAATGCTAGCGGAAACCGTTGGACTGGCGAGTTAAACGGTTTTTATAACGTCTGTGTCACATTACGCTCCTGGTTCGAGAAAGTGCCCTCGGACCAGGAATTTTTCCAGTGGTTCTACTCGTCTGGTACATATATGAATAAGTATGGAGACGACACCCTTGACGGCAGTACTGTCCCCTTTCCTTCAAAAGAGGATACGGTGCGGCGTCTGCAGTCTTGTGGTATCAAAATATCTGTTGAAGATATTGTAGATTCGCCGTCTATCGTTGGTTTGTCTTTTCTTGGGTTTACTTTCGATGACTCACTTTGCGGTGTGTCATTTGATCGTTGGCCTAAGTCTGTGATGAATATTCTTTATATGCCTAACGATGAGGTTCAATTATTTTGTGCTGTGCAAAGCATGAGGTTGAATTTCGCCGGGAATGATGTTGCTCAGGCTGTAGCTAAAAAACTGCAGTCTGTCATCAAAATCCCCGACGGACAGATACCTTTTACTGATACATTTGTGCATCATTTTTGGACCGGTCGTGAGGACCTTAAGTGCAATGTCCAGGCAGAAATGTCTGGAAAATTGTTATATGAAGATGTCTACGATGATGACTTTCGACCAATTCCGGCAACAGTTCGACGAACAGAACCAGCGCAATCCCCTCTACCAATCATATGGGGGGATAAAAAGGTTGATCTCGGATCTGGGGAATTACCCACTAGCGGCGGGGTCCCTTGCGATGCAAAGTTGGTTGCAGCTCCTCAAAAAAGTTGCACCATCGTTGTTCCCGCAAAGGAACTTACCGTTAGAAGTAAGAACTCAGTTAAGAGAGCAGCCTGGAAAAAAACGCGCCAAGGCACGAATCCTCGAAGAAATTCGAGGAAAAACGTTTGATTCAAATGCCGTCTCCAAAAGTCAAAAAGTTGAAGAAGAAAATCAAGTCACTAGAAGCGAAGAAAATGTCAGCTCCGCGAAAGTCACCTCGGTCGAACCGACCCAAAAAGTCGGCTCCGACCGGAGTGAGGGAAGCTAAGCTGATGTCGATCCCTGCGTCTTATGGGGCTATCGTCCCTGGCGTTAGCCTTCAATTTTTGAAGTCTAGAAATTCAGAGTGCATGCGAGTGTTTCAGCGAAATTTCGTGGGCACTGCTGGCGTGGATTCGAGCGGGAATACGGTTTTTAACATCGTTTCCGGCGTTACTCCTCGGAATAACGGCGGACAATGGTATTTTAATCCGTCTAACGCTTATTACGCATCCAGTAGTCCTATGCAGATTATGTCTGGATACTTCTTGCAGTATTATGTTAATCGCTTAAAACTCATCTTCTATTCCAAGGTTGGAGCCAACACTGCTGGCACTGTTACCACGGGAACTGAAGATGATCCTCTGTTTTTTGAAACTTCTGGGGTCGCGAACTCTACAACCAATCCTACGAAGCTTCTGGTCTCACAAATGCAATTTGCTAAAAGTTGCAATGTGTGGCTGGAAACTTTTGAGGTGCCGTTTAAGATTGATTCTCGGCAAAAGTATTTTATTCGTGGCGACGAGGGAACTGGCGGGTTCATCTCTTATTCAGACATTGCTGCTGATCAGCGGCAAACGTACAGTAATTGTATGGGTCTGAATTATGATGGAGCTGCTGCTTCCACCGCTGCTACGTTTCATGATATTTATATCGAGTATGATATTGAGTTTTGTGGCCTTAGTTCCGGTTTTCAGGTTGCTACTTTCAGTGCTAACAAACGAAACAAAGTTACTTTGGATCGTGTGTTAGAACGGTTAGAAGCGCTTGAGAAAGGGGATAAGAAGGAGAAGACTAGCGACTCTGACTTTGAGTCTCTTTAAATTCGCG